AATAAAAAATAAAAAATAAAAAATTTATACTGACTACTTAATCAGTGTGTATTTTAGCTATTGAGTTTGCTCGAAGGTGTCTTGCTACAAATCTCCATGTTATTGATGCTGCCGACATATCGTAAACAGGCATCTCAAAGTTTTCAATTGTAACTGGTCGCTTTTCAGCTAACACATAAGCGTGCATTCTATCCGTAACGAAAGCATATTTGCTATAAGTTGTTGTTGGTGCTGCATTTGTAGAGAATTTGATTACGTTCAATCCGTAGATTGTTCCTAAAAAACCTCTCTCAAGCATGTCCCTATTTCCAACTTTATTAGCTTCTACAAAAGTATCAATATTTCTTAAATCATTCAAAACTTCCATTCCAACAAACAAAGTTGTTGGTGTATAATCTGAATCTTCAAGATATTGCATTGCTCTTGTAATATTTGCGATTGTTATTGCTGCTCCACCTGTTACCATGTTTCCATAGTTCATTAAAGCTCCTGATAAGATAAGTTCTGTCTCTTTCTCTGCAAATCTTTTTCCTGCTACTTTAATAGTGTGTGCAAGCATGTTCCATTTAGCATCTTCCAATAACTCTCTAGTTATCCTTACAGCTACTCCCCATTTAACCGGTTTAAGATTAAAATCTGTGTATGCTGCTTGGTCGATTGGTATCTCTGCTCCTTCAGCTACAATTCTAACATCCATTGTGTTAGGTGTTGCTAAATTAACTGAAATACTACTGCCTGGAATGTCACTTGGTCCGAAATACATTGCTGCTTCACTTCTTGGAATCAAGTTTTTGTCAACTTCTTCAATCAAGGTGTCGTGAATCTTCCTTGGTATTAAAAGTGTTCCTTGTGCTCCAGTTCCTGTGCTTAATAATTCTTGTACTGCTTTTAATTCTACCATTTTATAAATTTAATGCAATTATAGAAAAGCTTCCATGTCCGCCTGCTGTCATTGCTCTACCTACAGTAAAATCAAATGCTCCATCTGCGTCTAATGTTGCTCCGTTTGCTAATCCTGATGCTGCTGGTACAAATGTTCCTGCACTTCCTGCACAAACTTTCCATCCTGCTTCTACTGAACCGATTGCAACTCCACTAAGTCCCGGCATTAAATATAGTCCTCTCATAGCCACTGGTCCGTATGTATTTGAACCGATGTCTGTTAAAGCTAATCCAATAACGTTTGAACCGATTTGTGTTGCTACAGTTGTACCTCTAATATCACTTGCTGCATAACTTGTTGCCCCTGAAGCTACAAGTCCTACTTCACCTGAACCGTTTACCCAATAACCTCCTGAAATATTTTCATACGCTAATACAGTTATAACTCTTGGTGCTCCACCATCTGCTATTTGAACTGCTCCGTATGGATTTCTTGGTTCTATTGCCATTTCTTTTTTTTATCCTCCTTTCTAATAATATAAAAATGAGCTAATGCTCATGAATATAAAAAATAAAATAACTTTATCTTACAAGTCTTTTTAGATTGCTACTATCTACACTTTCTCTTGAATAATCCTTGTACATAGAAAACTTACCTCGACCTGCAGTTTCAACAATTAGACTATCTAACTTTTCTAATTTCTCTTCTGCTTCTGTAGATACTTCACCTTTAGTCTCGTCTTCAGGTTTCTCTTCTTTCTCTTCTTCAACTTGTTCTTGGACTTTCTTTTTAACCATTAAAAGTTCTTTTATTTCTGCAATCTGTTTCTTCATTTCTGAAACTTCAGTTGTATCAACTTTTACATCAATCTTCTGAACTTTCTCTTCAGCAACAGGTTCTTCTTTTGGAACTTCAACAGGTTCTGCAACTACTTCCTTAGGAACTTCTTCTGTTTTTTCTTCTTCTTCAGCCATTTTATCCTCCTTTTTAAATTTATAATTATCTTCATTTGCCATTTCTTTCAATGTCAATCCCCTTTGCATAGCTTGTGCTAAATTTGCATTACTATCGCCGGGTACAGCAACTAAACTAATTTCGAGACCCATTATTCCAATTGCTTTCATTGAGCCATCTTCTTCTTCGACTAAGTCTTGAACTTTTGCTCCTATACTAACACTACCAATTCGTCCATCTCTAATCATCTCTTGGATTTCTTTATCCATAATTCGACCTTCAAAATCTACTCTTCTAAAATTAGGATTCCAATTTACTCTTTCTGTTGTTCGACCTACAATATTTCTAATTTCATTTTTGTGGTCTAATAAAATTGGAACATTTCTAAATGATGCAGCTGCTTTTTCTAATTCTTCAGCAACATATTTAACATTGTTTAAAGTTGTAGTTTCGTTTATCGCCACCCCTCTAATTACAAAATCATCTCCTTCAGAAAGACTTTCTTCAATTGGTGTATAAAATTCTAATACTCGCCAATCCTTTTCTTCTTTGTCTGTTACGCTCATCGTGTCATCAAATTCTTTTGGCATCTTTATATATGAAAGTAAATATTTTTTTATTTAAATAATATTTATTCTAAATTATATAATATTACTTTTCTAATTCTTGTTTAACTTCCTTTTCTTTCTTTACGAAAGTTAAAACTTCTTCTGTTTTTTCAACAAACTCGCCTTCTTTTAATAATTCTTTTGCGTCTTTTTCATCCACATCAATAATCATTCCTACGGGTCTATGTTTACTTAGACTTTTTAGTTGCATCTTTTAAATCCTCCTTTTTGATTTCTTTTTTAACAATAATTTTTTCTTTTTCTTTTTTAACAATCAAATTATTTACTGCTTGTAAATTTTGCGTTACTGTTTGTTGTTCTACTAATAAATCATATACTATTGCTTTCAATTCAACCAATGACTTTCCTTCTATTTTTTCTGTTTTCATTTTAATCCTCCTTTCATTTTGTTTTTGAATTAAAGAAACACGTTTTACAAACTACTTAATAAAATACCAATTGAGATTGCAGTTCCTCGTCTATTTTCAATATAAATCTTTCCGTCGGTATGTGCTGAAATTGTAACATGCCCATTTACTCCTGTAGTTCCTGTTAATACTCCTGTGCTAACATCTACTACTGCACTTCCATACATTTTTGTTGTGAATACTGTTGATGTAGCTCTATAAGCTGCTTTTCCCCAACAATCAGCATAACTAATAGCTCTTGGGGATATTTCTACAATTCCAATAGTAGCTCCTGGAGTGAAAGAATAAACTGCATCGTCAGCTATTGTTTGACTACTTCCTACTAAGTTGTTTTCTCCAATCCTAACATTTCCCTCTACATGAAGTTTAGAGAGTGGAGTTGCTGTGCCTATTCCAACATTATTTTTTATATATAAACTTAACGCAGTATCATTTAATAATGCATTAGTTCCAGCAGTTCCCCATATTGATTGAGCAGTATCATTCGCTGCAGTATATTTTATAATATAAGTTAATCCTAAATTATTTGGTCTTGTTTCGTAAGATGTTCGTGGAGTACCATGAGTTCCATCGGTAGCAAGAACCATATTTCCTAAATGATTTGATAAACTTTGTGAAGCACCTGCATAAGTGATAGCAGTTCCATTTGCTGCTCCTGTTCCTATTGCAGAAGAAGTTACTCCTGCAGCAAGAATATGACCTTGTAAACTATCGTCTTCAACAGCTCCTAAAACTGTTGTATGATCTTGAGTGAATTGTGTAGACGAACCAACTCCTCTTGGAAAAGCTCCTCTCATATCTGGCACATTAAAGTGAGTTCCATCTACACTTCCAAAGGTTGTTCCAATTACTCCAAATAATACTGCATAATCGACTCTTAATAAACTTGCACCATCACATAATAACCAACTTGTAGGTGCCGTTGCTCCACCATAAGGAATAATCGAACCTGCACTCATACTATCTCGACCATTATCATCAACATATTTTTTAGTAGCAATTTTTAATATTGCATGTTCTATTAAATGTTTTGAAATATTAAGTGCCATTTTAAATTGTGCTCCATTCACTAACATTAATCATATTACTTCCTGCACTCCAAAGAAAACCTTGAAAATAACTACCCGTCGTAGTTTGAAAATAAATACCACTAATACTATCAGCAGCATCATATACCAACGCATATGAAGGATTTTGTTTAGTAACATCTGTTGGTATTACTTCATTAATTTCAACTATTCCTGATATACCTACTTTATTCGAAGATGAAACAACAACACTTCCTGTAATATCTCCACTATCAAAAATATTACCCGAAACACCAATTAATGGTGCCGAACTTATAACTACACTCCCTATATCATTATCTCCACTAATCTCTATAATATTTGAAATATGAACACTACCAATATCAGTCCATGCAGTTCCTAAATTAACATTATCACCACTTTGAACATATATAGAATCAACGCTCGCTGAAACAGAACCAATAAATATGCTACCAGCAATATTTGTATTAATACTACCATCTTCATTTACCCTTAATCCATATTGTGGACCACTTGCAGAAATTATTTGTTCTGGCATTATTCCGCTCCTTCGTCTAATTTATTATTAAGCATCATCATCTCTCCAAGCAGAAGCCAAAGTAAATAATTTGTTACAGATAAGTCACCATAAAAGAAATTAGATTTTAATAAATCTTTATTTTTAGTTTGCTCTCCTATTAAGTTCATATCGTCCATAAACTTTTGAAGATTCAAATTATTTCTATCAATTCTTTCTTCTACTTTTTCTTCTTCCATTTTAACTTAATTTATCTTCTTTCAAATTTATATATGTTAATTTTTGTCGCTGTCTATGAGTACTTTGCCTTGCGCCCCTTCTTGTAACAGCTTCTTTATCATCTCCTTCTATTCCTGCACGAGTTCCTTGTAACTCATTATGTGCTCCTTGTCTCATAACTTCTTGTGGCGCAATACTTCCTGCCCCTGTATAGTCTTCCCAATTTCCAGTAACCACTACATCTTCTTGGTCTATTGCTAAATTTCCTGAATTGCAGGTGTGAACATAGTCAGTACAATCAAAACCAACAACATATCTTTCACCACAATTTGGACAAATATATGTTGGCATTTTATTCTTCCACTCCCAATTCATTAAGTTCTTTCTGTTGAGCTAATAATCTTTTATTATGTACTTTCATATAACATTCTCCACAAATCCACATACCACCATAAAGTAATAATGCTCCATTTTTACAGCCCTTAATTGCACATTCTGGTCTATCCATTTGCTTTCTCCGCAGGTGTTAATGTAAACACTTCTTTAGTATTTTTTAATAATAATTCTAAAATGTAAATCAAAATATATGATTCTTGGCTAACAACCAATCTTGTATCTTGGTTAGTTGCAAGTATGTATTTTCCATCCTCATCCTGATATAAGTTTTTGTATATTTGTTCCATTTTAAAATTGTTGTACTACATCGGTATGTTCGTACCAATCCAGTTTTGCTGACATACTATTATCATTTAATAAAGATTTAATTACAAATAAATAACAAGTTCCTGATTTCAATATATACTCTTCGTCTCCTCGTGAAATAACTCCAAATGTTTTTGATGCTGGTAAATAAGCATATGATAATAATGTTCCGCTTGTTGGTGTTTCACCCGAAATAACTGCATTTTGCGTAAATACTAACGAAGAATCAATAGCTGCATTTCTATTTCTATTCATTGATACTACAGTCGTTCCTCCAGAATATGTCCCGCCTTCATATATTTTTCTGATAGCCTCTGTTTTAACATTAGCTCCCCAAATTACATGCGGCCATCTCGAACCATTTGGAACACCAACACATAAATTAAATTCTCGATTTGCATCGATTTCAGCACTACCAGTAATTGTATAATTGTGACCATTGTGAATTTCATGATGAGCATGAGCGATACTTACAACATCTAACGTACTGCAATCAAGTTCTGCAGGACCCATTTCACTATTATATAATTGAACAATCCCAATAGCATTCAAATTATTAAATGACCTACTTCCAGTTGTTAATAATTCTCCATAAGGAGTAACCAAAGCATGAGGACTTCCCATTGTCGGATGACTTATTTGCATTTTACTTCAACTCCACAACCGGACTCAAAGTACATCTACACATTGGATGCAAAGGTATTTCGGGTTGCGCACCAATCTCATATATTATACCATCAAGAGCTTCACATTGTTCACATGTTCTTTCTCCAAAAGAAGCCACCCATTTTATTTGTTTTATCTTATTTTTTTTGTAATATTCAATAGCACCTTTATTAGCCATTCTTGTAACTTCAGTTCTTACAATACCAATTGCTCTTTTATCTGCACTTTTTGATAATATTGGCAATCCACTTGCACCCAATTTAATATCACCTTCAGCAGTCATTTTATATAAGTCTTTTATTCCAACTTTAGCATCAACCAATTTTGCCATTTCCTTCATTCCAGCACCTTTTGTAAATCCTTCATCTAAAACACTTCTTAATTTATTTACCTGTGTTGATGATAAATAACCTGCTTCTAATTCAATTTCATTTATTGCTTTTAATTGACCAAACTCAAAGGTTTTTAATGCTGCTACTATATATCCTAAATACTTAGCATATGAAAAATTTAACCATTCAGAAATATCATTTACATCTTCCCATTTTTCTGTATAATGAGGACAATCTTTTTCGTGTTCATAATTTTGATTTTCCTTTGTTCGCTTAATTTTAACTATAAGTTTTTCTTTTTTAATATCTTCTAACTTTGCTGCTTCAGGAACTATACTCTTTTTCTTTAATACAACACGCTTTGTTTTCTCTAATTGCTTTAATGTTTCGTGCATCTTTTGTAATTCTTCTTCTTGTTTATCTGATTTATCGTTTATATTATCTTTTATATCTTGTAATTCTTTTTCTAAAACGGACTTAATACCTTCTACATTTTTTTGAGTATTCTTATCTATATCTTCTTGCATTTTATTCATAAACTTTGATAATTCTTCTAATCTTGATTCTTCAATTTTCTTTAATGAATCTTCGCTTTGTTTTACAGGTATCGGTTTAGGTTGTTTAGGTTGTTCTTTTTTAGGTGCCACCTTTTGGGGAAACTTAGCATTTTGTCCAGGTACAATAGGTTGTGGTTGTGCTTCTAATCTTTTTCTTTCTTCCTCTTCCTTCTCTTCATATTCTAACTTTAATTTCTCCCATTCATCTTTATCTAATTTTAATAAGTTAATCATTTCATCTTCTAACATTATATTCATTGCGCCAGAAACAGTTGCTGATTTCATCATTTCAGAAATCAATTTCATTCGTCCTTCAATTTCCATAACACTTGGTGTTCCCCATTCAAATTCAACATCAGCCGCTAATCCATTAGCTTCTAAAACTCTTTTAATTATTTGATTTTCTATAATCTTTTCTAACTCGGCCTGTATAGATTGTATTCGTCTTTGAAATGCTTCCATTTGAACTCGAGCTAATCCTTCTGCTATATTTGCCTTTCCTAATAATACTGCAGGAATCTGAAATGCATAAATAAGCATTTCTAAATCACTTTCTTTTGTTAAAGAAAACTTTTCACCAAAGTTTGGAAAGTCAACAACCTTAAAATTAACAAGAGGGTCTGTTGTCCATTCTGTTTTATTAGATAAATTTTCAATATCTTTTCCTAATGCTTTTACGTCTTCTGGTTTTGGAATTATCTTTGTATCTCCATCGATTATACCTAATTGAGCATGCAATGGCGCATTGGCTTTTCTTTTCATAATTTTATGTTCGTCAGAGTTCATTGATAACCAACTATCAATAAGACCCATTGCAGGATATCCAATTCCTAATCCATAAGCTTTATCACCAACAATATTAAACGGCGAAAAAGCAATTTGATTTGTTTTAAATGGAATCTTTTTCTCTTTTGTAAATGTTTTAAAAGCACCTGTATACTGATTGTAACCTAATATTTTTCCTTTTTTATCTCTAACAACATACATATAATCAGCATCTAAAACTTTTAGTCCTTTTACTCCTTCTTTTTTACTTCCCCCAATTTCTAGAAATCCATTTCCTTTAATAAGCATCTCTTTAGTCCATGCTCTCAAAATAGTATCAAAATTAACGTCTTTCATAAACTTTTCAACAATCTCTTTTGCTCTAGCATCTTTACATTCAATATAGAATCCAGGACCTACAACAAAGTCAATATATTTATCAACAACAGCAGTAAAAAAACCAAACTTCTCATACAATGCTTCTAGTGTTTGAAAATTAAAAGGATGTTTTTCACCTAATTCAATAGGAAACGTAAGATTGTCTTGTTCAATTTCTCCTTTAAATTGTTCAGTAAGATTATTAACAGAATTATTCTCAAAAGAAATTGACGGTTTATAATCTATTGGTATTGTAGCAACTTCTGCAATACTTCTCTTAAAAATATCTTTTAGTGCCATTTTGATAAGATTATTAATTTTTTTTAATATAAAAATTATTATCTATAAATTATATAATCAATATATCTTCCTACTTCCAAACAAATACTCAACTCCTTTAGCTGCCCATACTGCAAGAGCTAAAGCATCAGCATAATCATCATACTTATTCTCGCTGTGATGCAACTTTAAAGCACCACTACTCATAAGCTCATATCTTAAGTCTCTTAATTGAAATACTAATTTTTTATATTGTGGAAACTTAAGTTTTCCTTGGTTCATAACTTTCTTCAAGTTACTATAAATATCCATTTTAGACTGCACAGTAAATCGCAATGCTTCTACTCTATAATCATCTTGTCCGCCTTCACTTAAACTTTCTCTTAACCAATCAGCAGGACCTTCTCCAATTCCTGTTTTATCTAAAAATATTTTAGTATAATTATATTTCTTATTTAATTCCTTTACCTTGCCTACAATCTCTCTTGGTTTGTTTTTATCAAAATAATCAATATCAACAACTCTTAATCCTCCACCATGACTTAACAAAGAAATAAAAACACTTTCATCTTCTCCTTCTCCAGCAACATCAACACCAAGCACATACTCCATTTTAGAATTTGGTGATTCCGGTAAAGTATATTCTTCAAAACAATTCTCAATTTCTTCTTTCTTGAAATATCTATCTCTGTCCTCTACAAAGTTCCCATATATCTCACATTGAACATAAATGCTACTTTCACCAAACTCTTTTATATCTTTTTCAATCTCTTTAATTCCATCTTCATGCAAATAAGGATTATCTTTATAATTATAATGAAAGCATCCATAATCTGTATCGCCTTTTAATCCTCTCTCCCATAGTTCCCATACTTCACCTTTTCCCCAAGGAGTTGTTGTGTCCCATGTTGGCGCACCAGTATCATATGTTAATGGTTTAATAGCATTCTTGGCTCCTTCCTTAATAAATGCACTTTCATCTTTAAACAATCTATCATAAGCTTCTCCTCTTAATGAATCTGGATTATCTGCACTACCAAAATCAACATATGCTCCGTCTTTAAAAATAATTTTTGGTCTAGGAGATAAAATTGTTTTCTCTATATCGTCATAAACCTTAGCATTCTGCATTAATTCAATAATTTTATAATAAACAATTAATGTCTGCTTATATGTTGGTGCAACAACCATTTGTTTATGAAAAATATCTAGAACACCACCTCTTATAATTTCTCCTGCTACCATTTGTGTTTTACCACTTCGCCTTCCACAAACAATAACTTTATTCTTTTGGGAACTTCTTAATACATCAATTTGTTTTTTATGAGGAACCTGATTTAAATAAGCAACCTGAAAATTAACAGGGTCGTAGAAATCTTCTACTGTTAATTTATTATTAGAATTAGCTATCGTCATTTTTTACCATACGTAATCTGTTTATTATGGCGTTTATGTTAGTATCAACATTTACATTCAAATTTTTATTCTTATTTCCATGGATTGTTTGATGTGCTTTAATAGCAGTATCAATTAATTTAACTCTTAATTCTGGTTTTACATCTTGCTTAAGCATTACTAAAATTAATTTTTCAATTTCGAATGCTGATAAAGTTTCATCTCCAATTAATGCCCATGCTTTCTTTTCTAATGTTTCGGGCTTCATCATTGGAATTGCTCTAATCAGCGCTGCTCGTTTCTTTGCTTCGCTTCTTACTTTTCCACCTCTAGAAGTAATCTCTTTAAAATCGGACCTAGTAGAAATATCAATTAAATCTTTTGCTGACATTATACTTAATTTATACTTACTCCTCCTTTTTAACCTTCTTTCCTTTTCGTTCGTTGTACACTACTAACGGAACTAAAACTGAAACACCATGTCCTCTTTGCTTACACTTATAATCTACCATATGTCCAATAATTCCTCTTGTCTTTTTTCCTTCACTAGAAATTATATCATCATATGCTTCAACATCTTTTATTAACTCAAATCTAGACTCATCTCCATATCTATCTAAGTTTCCTGTTTCAACTTTAATGTCTTCTACCTTAACAAAACCATTTCGTCTTTCTGATTCTTTTTCTTGTGTCTCTATTTTATCTCTAAAATCTATTCTAGCACATTGTTCATCAAATGGTTTATGTTGCATTACGAACTTTTGAGAAACTTCGGCTAATTCTGTATCAAACACATCAAGCATACTAACAGCTCCTATATCTTTATAATCTACCATATTTAATCCTCCTTTTGATTATCTTCTTTAACATCAACGCCTTCTCTTATTTGTTTTTGAAGAACACTTATTGTCTCATTAACAATTGCTAAGTCACCTTCAAAATCGTGTTTTTGTTGTTTAAAATCTCTTACATTCTTTTGGTAATTCATCTTTAAACCAGTTTTTAACATCAAATCATGATATTCAATTTGATATTCAATCCAATCCTTTTCTTGTTTCTTATTCTCTAATCCTCTTGTTGCAAAAACTAATTCCTGTCCTTTAAATTTTCGTTTTGTCATTTTGTTATAAACTCCCTATATTCTGTCATTGCCTTTATGTATTCACCTAACTTTGATTGAAGAAACTTTGATAAATTAAACGGCTTACGCTGCTCTATTAAAAAGTTTTCTTGCTCATCTGTTATGGTAACACATTTGACTTTCATTTTATATGTAAATATAATTATATTAGTATATTTAAATTAGTATAGTTTAAATTATATAATTATTTATTGCTAGAAAGTTCTATTGTCTCTCCGCAAGGACAAACAATCATAACTGTTTCACTTTCATAAAACAATTCTATATGACAATTAGGACATTTAGTAGATTGCATTTTCTGGCTCCAACTCTGAATCTTTCATCCAATTTACTATATATCCACAATCACATTCATACCGTTTTTCTTTTACATTAACTATCATTTGTTTATCACACTTTTTGCATTTCATCTTTATCACCTTCTTTTTTATCATGCTTATCACATAAATTTCTTAAGCAATATAAAAACTGAAATTCTGTTTCACACATTATAACTCTTATATTATGTTTGTAGACTAAACTACACACTTTTCCAAACACACAATTCTCATGAATGTTTGCTACTCTGCTACTTACTGGACCAATAATAATTATAAAACATTCTGCTCCTTGTTCTTGTAGCTCCAACATATTTTTTGTTTGGTTTAATAATCTACCATCTAATATTGAACTACAAAAGTCATCCATAGTTTTTCTTTCTATTATAAGATTCTTATATCTATAATCACCACAGTTTAATCTCTTTCTTTCAAATGTTACATTCCAATTTTCTAACATTGTTAAGATTTCCATCTCTGGTTCTCTATCGTCTATTTCTATTACTATTGTTTTCTTTTTGTTCACCATTTTGCCTTCAAACAAAAAATAAGGGATTAAAAAAATGGTTGCTTATTGTACATTTCTAAGAGCTCTCCAAAGGTTTTCATCTACACTCCAATTATAATTATCACAATCTTCTTTCTGTCAATA